GGCGCGCACCGTCGGAATGATGTCTTGTTCGAGCGTTCGATCCGGCGCTTGGTCGAACATCTCCTTCGCCAGCGCATACCACTCGTTTAGCAGTGAGAGGTCGGGCGGCGGCGAGATGAACCCACCCTCTTCCATGATCGATCGCACGTCGTCAGGAAGCTTGGCGGGTACAGTTCTACACGTTGGAGATGATTCTACCTTCTGGACTCTGGCCTCTGGCATATGGGGCTTATCCCCCCCGTTATCCTTCGGCTTATCCGGCCCCTTATCCTGCGGCGGATTTCCTGTTTCTTTTGAGAGCTTTGGGTTGCCGCCCTTCTTGCCGATCTTTCGTGCATGTTCGGCCTTTTTTTCATCGCGGATCATGCGGCGAGAGTAGATTGCGCCGCTCCGATCGCGGCTGAAAACGCCTTCGGCTTCGAGCTCGACAATGGCCGTCGTGACCTCATCGACAGTCGCTCCGGCCTGGACCGCGAGTTGCCGATCTGTCGGCGGCTTTCCGTTGATGAGGAGGTGCCCGTAGCGCTCGCTTTCGTGCATCAGCGCGAGCATTTCCATCCACAACCCACGAGCGAGCAAGCTGCAGTTGCGTAGCCGCGGTTCCGCGCGCCAATCGCTCGGATAGAACTTCATCCAAGGGCGGTCGCGGGCGCTCACAGCATGCCTCGACGGCTCGACATATAACCGCTCGGCCGCACCGCCTGATGCGATCCGAAGAAGTAGCAGACGCGCTTTCCAACCTTGCCGTTGCGCGACTTCGCGAGGATCAGCTCGAGCCTATCGCGCGCGTGCCCCATGTTGATTTCCCACTCGCCGCGCTTCTTGTCGTGGGGTTCGGGCTCGGCTCGCTCGAGATAATATTCGTCGCGGTAGACGAACATGACGTGATCGGCGTCCTGCTCGACGTCGCCGGCGTCGCGGAGGTCCGAGAGCATCGGGCGTTTGTCCTCGCGCTTCTCGCATTCGCGGTTGAGTTGAGCGAGCACGACCAGGGCGACGTCGCATTCCTTGGCGATCGTCTTGAGCGCGCGGCTGATCTCGCCGACTTCCTCATAGCGCTTGGCGCGGCTGTCGCTGCCCTTGATGAGCCCGAGATAGTCGACGATGACGAGATCGAGGCTTTGCTCCTGCAGCGCGAGCTTGCGGCGCTGGCGGCGAATTTCCATCGCAAGGCGGCCTATGTTTAGACTCGGCGGATCAGTGATGAGCAGCGGCCATTCCGCAACCTGGCGACGCGCCTCGAGTAGTTGGGCCCGGTGCTCCTGAGTGAGCTTGCCGCGGCGGACCTGTTCGAACGTCGGGCACGTCTCGCCATATTCGAACACGAGATCGGTCATCGCGCGCGTCGTCAGCTCGGCAGCTCGCATTTCGAGCGAGATCATCGCCACGCCGTTGCCAGCCTTCGCGGCGCCAAGAGCGATGCCGAGCGCGAGGGCCGTCTTGCCCATGCTTGGCCGTCCGCCGAGGTACAACAGCTCGCCGCGCCTCAGATCGCCCGTCAGATCGTTGAAGTCTGCCAGTCCATCGACAACGATGCCCTGCGGCCCAAGCCCTGCAGCTTCGTCCTCGATCGCCTTCATGGTCGCGTCGAAGGCCTGCGCGAGGCTGACTGTGGCAACCGCATGGGTTCGTGAAAGCGCGCTGGTGAGCACCGCGTCAGCTCCGTCAACCAGCTTCTCGATCGAGACGTCAGCCGCGCGCGCATCGGAGATGACGTCGACCAAGCCGGCGATGATGCGCCGGCGCTTGGCGAGGTCCGCGATGTCACGGGCGAAGTCGCGCCAGCCAATGACGCCCGCTCCGGAGCCGGTGAGGCGAGCGAGATAGCCGACGCCGCCCACTTCCTTGATCGCCGGATCTTCGTCGAAATAGGGCTTGAGCGTGATGACGGTCGCGAGCTTGCCCTCGGCATGGAGCTTCAGGATCGCGGCGTAGATGCGGCCGTGTAGCGCCTCGGAGAAGTCGTCTGCGGTCAGCCTGTCCGCAACGGGATCGATGATCTCGGCGACAGTCATCATCGCGCCGAGGAGCGCGGCCTCGGCTTCGACGTTGGCGAGCGGTTGCTGTTCCACTGCGGCGAGCGCGCTCATGCCCGTTCGTCCAGCGCGAGGAGCAGGCGCTTGAACCGGCTCTCAAGCCGCGTCTGCTCTTCCATGAACGCGCGATTGAGCAGCAACTTGGGATCGTCGACGATCTTGGCACTGTGGACGCGCAGAGCATCCCATGCGGCGTCGACGCGCTCCTGCGATACGAGGTCGATGACTGCGGCGGTCATGCGGCCTCAGTCCCTGCAAACAGGTCGTCCATGTCTGGACGCGCAGCTTCAAGGTTCCGCACGGCCTGGTTGAAGTATGGCGGGTTGAGCTCGACACCGACGAATCGACGCTGCTTACCAATCGAGGCTACGCCTTCCGAGCCGACTCCAGCGAAAGGCGAAAGAACAACGTCGCCGGCATTCGTCCAGAGATCGAGCGCCCGCCGCGTGATGTTGAGCGGCATCGGGCAAAGGTGCTTCTCGGCGTTCTCATCTCGCGCCGCGGCGACGTTGAGCACGTCGGTTGCCGGAAGATCGTAATCGCCTTGCCCGCTCTGGCCGTCACGCCAGTTCCACACAGGGGAGGCGAGGTCTTGCCAAGCCTCCAGCGGAACGAACTGCTTGGGATGCTCGACCGGGCGGACCAGCGCCTCTTCGCCGGGCTTAGCCCACTTGCGAAACACGAGCAGATATTCGGGCATCCCGACGCGGCAAAAGCTCGCGTCCTTCTGGAAGGTTTTCCAGAGCAAGCCGTGGGCGTTGGTTTTTGCACGCTCGAGTACAGGATCTCGGAAGATCGTTATCCGGCAATGGAAGGTCCACCCTTCCTCGACATGAACGCGCGTGCATCCGTCGCTGAAGGCGCGGAGTCCTGCGTCGCCCTCTTCCGAACTGTTCTGATAATAGACCAGATCCTTGACGTGGATCGCGGTCAGTCGACCAGGGCGCGTGATGCGCAGCTTCTCACGCACGAGGAATCGGTAGCGTGCGAAAAACTCATCATCGTCGCCAACATTGCCCATGTCGGCCGCGCTCTCCGAATATATGTAGAGCGAGCTGAAGGGTGGGGAATAGACGCTAAAGTCGATGCTGTTGTCGGGGAGCTGCGAACACACGTCGACGCAATCGGCGTTGTAGAGCGTCCAATCACGGCCATGCGCTTCGTCGAGCACGTTCATGCTGCCTCCGAGAGAAAATCTGGAAGCCGTGCCGGCTTGGCAGGCTCGTAATTGACCTTCACGGTGCGATGCTCGACTGCGCGGGCCATTGCCTCGCGCATCGCCGCCTTCATGCCCTCGTGATCGCCCGACTTGCGGTTGATCGTCTGCCAGATCGCCTCTTCGGTATCCGCGCAGGCAATGTGCGCATGAACAGGCCGAGACTGCCCGAAACGCCAGCACCGGCGAACGGCCTGATAAAAGGCCTCGTAGCTGAACGACAGGCCGGCGAAGGCCATTCGAGCGCAGTGCTGATAGTTTAGCCCGAACCCGGCGATTGAGGCCTTGGTGATGAGGACGCGATAGCGCCCTTCCGCAAACCCAAGCAGCCGGTCCTCTTTGATCTCGGCCGACATGGAGCCGCGGACCTCAACCGCTTCCGACAGAGAGGCGGCAAGCTCGTCAGCCTCGTAATCAGTGTCGCACCAAATGAGCCAGGGTTCGTCGGGCTCGGCGCGAACCAGTTCAGTGACGACTTGGGCGCGAGCGGCGTTCGTCAACCGCTTCTCGCGATGAATTGCGGTCGCGCTGTTGTCTGGTAGTCGGAAGAGCCGCGCCTGATTCCCGTCCTCGCCGGCGTCCTGCGTCCAATCGGCGCGCACGACATGGCGCCTCAGCTCCAGCGGCGGCAGCGCGAAGCCTTCGTCGCTGAACCCGAGATCGGATGGCTTCTCAATGCATCGCGACCAGCTCGCAACCCATGACCAGAAAGACGAAACGGCCGCGCGCTTGAGCCGATAGCGGCCCATGTTGCGCTGATCAGCAATAAACCATCGCGACAGCATGTCCGACGACGACATGGCACCGAGGAACTGACTGTGCTGCCCAAGCTCCATGTGATCGTTCGGCGCTGGCGTCGCGGTGCAGCAAAGCCGGAAGGGAATGTGAGAACCGAATTCCATAAGGCGCCGCGTGACGATGCCGCTGAACGATTTGATGATGCTCGACTCGTCGAGAATGAGGCCGCCGAACGCGCCGGCATCGAACAGATGCAGCCGCTCGTAGTTAGCGATGTTGACGCCGGCTGAGACCTCGCTTTGCTCGCGAACCGCCTTGGCTTCGATGCCGAACTTTGCCGCCTCACGCACATGCTGCCCGACGACGCCAAGCGGGGCTAGCATCAGGACCGGCTTGGCATTGTGCTCGGCGACGATCCGGCCCCAATCTAGCGCGCAGAGCGACTTGCCGAGGCCGGTATCGAGGAACAGTGCAGAGCGGCCCTGGCGAAGCGCAAACTCGGTCGCATGGCGCTGATGAGGGAACATCGCCGAGTTGAGCTGCGGCGGCTCGATCCCGACCGCCTCATGGCGCACGATCGATCGCTCGATCAGTCCGAAATAGTCGGCTGCGCGGTTCATCCGACAGCCCTCCGCTCAGTCGCCGGCAGCATCTGACGCTCGAGCACCCCATTGCGCCACGGCGCGATAATCCCATCGATGCTCAGCGCGTAGTCGAGCAGACCAAGCGCTTCGGCCGCGTCATGCTTGTTCGGATCGAAGCCGAGCTCGCGGCACCGCTGCATCGCCATGTGCTTGAGGTCGGGACTCTTGGTCCCGCGTGGCATCGAACCGATGAAGTGCCGGCGCCATGCCGCAATGTTCACCGAACGGTAGCGGCATCCGATGGCCTCAGCGAACGACATAGCGTGCGCAGCAAGCCCGGCCGCGCCGAAGATCGTCTGAGCGTTAGAGTTGCCGTGCAGCTGGTGTGCAGGAATGGCCTCTTCGAACACCAGCAGCTCGATCTGGTCGAGCGTGTGGAGGTCGATCAGGTTCTTATGGAGCCTGACGAACGCGCGCCCGACATGCTCGGCGGAACCGAGCGCCCATGAGCCGTGAGCCGGGAGCGACTGCCCCCGACTCCACATGGCCCAGCCGCAGGAACGCAGCGACAGGTCGAGCGCAACAAAGCTCACGCCTCAGTTCACCGTCGCGAGGTTTTCGGTGCCAAGCCCCTTGCTCGCGACCGTCGGCATGGCCGGCGCGTCCTCGCCGTTCATCTTGTCGACGAGATCCTGGCTGATGCCGATGGCGAGCGCCTTCATGCCGCCGTAGAGCGTGCGCAGAAAGTCGTCGCGCGTCTCTTCGCTCTCGTGGTGCAGTTTGAACAGCAGCTTCGCCGCACGCTTGTTGCAGTGGCAATCCTTCTCGATCGAAGCCCATGCGGCCGACAGATCGCCACGGACCTTGGCGCTCTTCTCATCGGCGGGCTTGAGGTCGTGCAGGAAGATGCGCTTCATCTTCTGGAAGTCGGGCGCGACCACTTCGGTGACGACCTTATCGGCGGTGTTCTTAGGCATGGTAAGCTCTCCTCTCAGGCAAATTCGCGAATTGGATCGTTGAGCCACGGCCGATGCCGACAGCCGCCTCGGCTTTCGCATTTGAAGCAGGGCACATGCGTCTCCCGCCGCTCGACGTTCTCGGGGATGCGAACGACATGCGAGGCAATGCCGATCGCGGCGCGTGTGTCGGACTGGTGATGGCGCGCGTAAAAACGCCTGCGAGCTTGGGCGCTGTTCATGCTGGAAGAGGCTCCCCCGCCACGTTCTATTGCGCCGCTCGTTCGCGCTGCTTGCGCTCGAGCGCTTCCTTCAGCTTCTCGCCAAAGGCCGTGACCGGCTTTTCGGAAACGCGGATGCCCTGCGAGGTTTGGCGGATCATGCAAGCAGTCCATCAGGACGATGCGCACAGGATTGGTAAGCGAGCGCGCCGCAATGGCAGCGGCGAGTTTCCCGCCACTCAACGGCGGCCGCCATGCCATTTGCTTTCTTGGCGCGGCGCGCGGCGAGGCTGCCAGCAGCACCGGTTAGCGACCCCTCACGATGACGCTCACGCGCTTCCGCCGAACGGAACTGCTTCATGCCATTGCCTTTCTCGAATATTTGAGCGCAGCCGCCCGACGCTTGGCGAAGTCCTGCACGGCGTAGGATCGGCGGTTCGCGTCTACGATGCGCTGCAGCCGCTCACATGCGAGCGCGCGCTTGCTCTGCGGAAGATCGAAGGCGAGCTGCTTCACCGCACGGCTCCGTGCGCGATCAGGATCAGCGCAACGTAGATCCCGCCTGCAGCAACGCCGACGGTGAAGTTGATGAGGCCCCAAAGGTACGAGGCACCCATGCGCTTGGCGATGCGGGCGATCACGCTGCCACGCTCCGGCGCTGCGGCGGATCTAGATCGAGCGCGCGTTGGCGCCCCCGCAGAACCCGCTCGTTGACCGTCTCGTCCAGATATTCGAGCAGTTCGGGCCACGCTTCGCAGGCACGCATCCAAGCGATGATGCCCATCTCGGCCTCGCCGGCGATGTAGCGAGCAACCTGGTCATCAACCTTGAGGCCGAACACGATCCGCATGTCGTCGGCGGTGAGGCCGCGATTGCGTTTCACCTGGCCGAGCGCGTTGCCGATATCGTCTAGAATATCGTTGCGGGCGCGTCCCGATGCGCGGAAACCGAGGAAATTCGGTGCGGACGCCATTATAGGGCCCTCCGTTCCGAGTGCGAAACGGAGCCTGTTG